CTGTATACGATAAGTTTACCAGAGAAGTTAGTCGCAGCCAGTTTGATTGCAATAATTTCGTTACCTAGAAATCTCATTGCAAGTTCAAATTCGTTATGGTCTTCTTTTGTAACAATTCCGTTCTTTTTTTCGTCAATCACACCATCCATCCTTTTTACCACCGTCGTAAGGTCTAGCTAAGCCTTCATTTATAATCATATCAGCATATAGATGCCCATCTAAATAAACATTTGATAATATTCTACCACCATATTTATCCCATTTCAAGTCTAAAAATTTAATAACTCTAGCAGCCCGGAATGTTTCGTTTGCAAATACTCTGGCTTTTAGAGCAAGTTCTTTTTCTTTTTCGCACTTGCCTCTTATTTCAGGAGTATCTATACCTAATACTCTGATAGACATTTTATGTAATGATTTTGGTAATGATGATATACTAATATAACAAGTATCTCCATCATAACAAACTCTATCTTTATATTTTCTTAGTTGTATTGTTGTGGGAGCAGAAAGAGCTGCTGAGGTAAATAATATTAATAAAAATGTAAGTATAACTGATTTCATGTTTCTTTCCTATCTCTTTTTTGAATCCAGTGTGCCTCTGCGGGACACATTGAGCATATTTTTTCAGCCCGTTTATAAGTTTTAAAAAAATTAACCAAGTCATGTTTACTTGTAACATCAGTAGGTTTATAGTTTAAGTATGGTTGCCAAAACTTGTCTTTAAGCTGACCTGTTTTTTCTAAAGCGAAACGTAAATAAGCAATCGGTGCGCACTTATATATTTTACCATCCATGACTTGTGAGTGGGGACAAGTACAGTTGCTATAACTAGCTTCTATATCTTTACTGAAAAATGGGTAAATTTTATTATCTTTCTCAGCATAGTGCTTCCTCCATACATATGGTCTCCACATTCCAACCCTATCATTGAATTTGTTTCTTTTTATAATTACTTCAGATGCTTTTTTTAAGTTTTTAACTAAAACATCTTTAGTTTTTGAATGTTGATTAGGATGAAAAGTAATTTTTAAACTAAAACCATACTCTTCCATCAAATCTTTAAGGTACAAATGTTTATGTAAGAGTAGACCATTTGTATGAAAACGAACTTTTCTTGTATCAAAATTGTGTTTTCTAAGTATTAATAAGGCTTTTCTAAACAAAGATTCAAAATCTCTTCTTAGTAAAGGTTCTCCACCTAAAATAGATAAATGGTCTTGTACATTTAGATTTTTTGCTATGCTTTCAATATCTTTCAGAAATTGATCTCCATCAACATCGGGGGTGTTTTTGTCAGTCAAATCACTAAAATGGTTACACCCCTCACAAGCCAAGTTACAGCGGTGATGGATATGAACATTTACAATATCGACATTTCTTAATCTTTCCAACATTAAAAAATATCCTCTCTATCTTTGTTTACTTTTGTCGGTACACAAATAGCAGTATACTTAACACTTTTATTTTCTGGAAGAGGTTTAGCAGGGTTTTTATTTATTCTATTAGCAAAATAAAAACAATCATCTATGCTTCTAAAATAACTCTCATCTTTTATTTGTATTCCTAGATAGGTTACAAGGGCAAATACTAATGTCATTTATTATCTACTTTAGAGAATTTAGATTTTTGTCTAGTATTTAGTTGGGCACTAAAGTGCTTTCGCACAGGTTCAGGATTCTTAACATTACGTAAAAGCATTGTTATTGCTCTATAGCCATCACCTATAAACACTAAATGGTTATTTTTATATAACCTACCTTTGTTAGGGTTATTTAAATCTAGTACAAAGTCTTCGTGAATAAAAATCATCGCTCTCTACTTTTTAATTTGGTTTAGACTATCAATAACGCTATCAATATTTGGTTCAGGCTGTCCTGGATTATATATACATTTATATTGTTTAGGGCAGTCCTTTTCATACATTAATTCAAATGTTCGGTTACCGCCTCTATAAATACAAGCTTGTTGCCCAGTTGTCTTAGACCTAATTCTTTTTGCTAACCTGCAAGTAGTATATTTTTTTTGTTTTACCTCGCCTCTATGTATCTTTTGTTGCTTTGTATAATCTTTTTTAGCACCAATAGTTTTAGCACCTGATGTAGGTGGTGAGGGTATAAGAAAAAGTGCTAAAGCTATTATTATCTTTAAAACCATGATCTAGGGTGTCCAAACATGCCAATCGCAATACTTCCAAAGAAATAGCACAATCCAGCGAATGCTGCGATACCTATAATTAATCCTATTGCATTAAATATTTCTCTTTGACGCTCTTGTTGGGCATATATTTGTTTTTGTCTATCTTTTCTTATTTGAGCCTGAAGTGCGACAATCTCATTCCAACTATTAGGACCATGAACCATATTAACATATTGTCGTAATTCTAGTTCCATTGCTTCTGCTTTCTTTTTAGCAGCAAATATATTCATAGCATCCTGTTCGATACTTGATCCAGCAAATATCTTTTTAAACAGTGGTGGCTTCTTATTCATTTTGTCGGCTTGATCAATATCAGAAACTGCACCCATCCAGCGACCCATGTCACCGTACATTGCTTCAATATCTCTGCCTACTTCAAAACCTTTTTTTATTACATTAAACGCAGCAGTAGCTGCGGCAACGGCTGATATGGGGTCTATCATTCGTTTTCTCACTTTCAGAGGGTATATCTAAAGTATAACTTATTCTCTAGATATGTCAAATTTTTGACTTTAATAAGCATGATTTGATGACACATATAGTATAAAAAACAGTAGAAAGTAAAAAATATAAATAAACATGACGAAGCTCCTATAAATAAATTATAGATCATCGTTACTATTTGTCAAATTATTGACACTTATGTCCGCGTCAATAATTTGGCAATAGTCAATATTTTGACACTATTTTCTGTCATTTTTTTGACTAGGCGTGTTTACTGCTTTTTCGTAGTAAACGATAATTTGCTGTTGCTGGTTTAGGTACCTGCGCATATCAGCAATGTTTATAGCTAAATTTTCGTAGTCTTTCATGCTTAAAGCTACGTAAGCTAACTCGCCATAAATTTCTGTAAATTCTTTTACAAAGTCTTCATAATTATCTTTAGTTACTACAAATACTCTAGTATCACTTAGGCTTAACGGTTTTGGCCTTGCTACTGCTGGTATCTGTATCTGTTCTATTTTCGTTACCGTTTTTATTTCCGGTTCCATCCTCAGACTGCTGCAGCCAGCTAGGCTTATCAGACTTGTTAGTATTACCAGTTTCTTCCATGATACCTTGCCACAATTTATAACTTGCGCCATTCATTTTTCCTTCCAAAACTTTTGAATCTTTTAAAGCTTCAACTACTAAATTTAATTTATTTAATTTAGATCTTAATTCGTCTCTATAGGCTTCTGCTTTTTGTAGATCAACTTGTAGTTTTTTGTTTAAATTAGCCATTTTAGCTATATTAGTTTTCAGTTGATTAATGCTTTTTTCAGATGTCTCAAACGCTACTTTTAGTTTAGTATTATTTTTAGTTAAAACTGCTATTCTATTTTGAGTGGTATCGTAATAATATTTAGCACCATAACCTATAACTCCAACAACTCCAATTACAAATATTAGTGCATAAACTTTAATCATCGATCTGTACTGCTCGCATGCGAGCAACCAATCTGTCTGCACGTTTTGTTACCTGCTTATACCAGTTTGAATCAACCATTTCATCTGCAGCAGCGTTCCAATCACGCGCATCTACTCCACGTTTCATACCTTTGAACTTACTTAGTCTTGGACGACCCATGTTAAACATCATGTTTGCAATAATCAGTTGGACTTCTTCTGGGAGGTCATCAAAGTCAGAATATAGTCGCTCGCAGTCGGCGAGGACAGTTTTGACGTCGTTGTCAAAGGCTGAATTGCATCTATCTTCTGAGACAGGTGTTCCAACTTCTTGTCCATATTCTGGATCACTATCCAGGACCAAATGACCGATACCAAAAGTAGGCAAGCTGAGATGGTCAAGGTATATCTTATTAACTGAGCCTTCGTCATATGCAATCTCTTTTCTTAATTTATCTATGTTCATTTATTTTTCCAATCTTAATTAAATTTTTTCTTATGATAGTTTTTTCTTCTATAATAATCTTTTCTATCTTCGCGTATTTCTGACCTCATATTATTGTAAGCATCTGCACTTGTTCCTGATAGATTATCAATATGTTCGCTCCACTCTTCTCTCTTATAAGGTATTATCTGTATAAAAGGGCTTCCAGCAGGTATATTTACTTGTACACCTTCTTGCAGTGAAGGAACAATAAAAGGAAAATTTACTATTCCTTCATAACTATCTGAATCTACAATCCCACATAAAGGGATATAAGGTAATTCAAACTGATTCATTGGGGGTAAAAATAAACAAGAGTAACCTTTAGGAACTTTTATTCTCCAAGGAGATATAAACTTTAAAATTAAAAAGTCTTCAAAAGGAGATCCTTCAATTTGAGGTTTAGAGTGAGTTTCGATAGGTTTAAATGTTTCCATCTCTTTCCTATGTCTCTCGTCTAAAAATATTGTTCTTACTTTACCTTTTTCAACTGTTAGTTGTAAATCAACGTGTGTTACAAAAGTGTAACCTGCACTCATGGCATCTATAAACGGAACACATTTTTTTACTGTTTCTAAAGATTCGTTTTGGTCATTTTTAGTAACCGACATTGGTTTCATCTTTTTAAACCAAGGTGGTATTAATTTCCTTGAGGGTACTGGTGGTACTATAATATGGTTAGGATATTGTTGTGCTAGTTCAAAAGAAATTATCTGTTTCATTATCTACCTTTTACGTGTTTTTGACTTTTTGGAGGTGACTTTTTAGAGCCGCTAGGTCCTGACCAATATTCTTTATTAGCCCAGTAAGCTGCTGACATGGGTCCCTTTGCGATGTTTCTGCCGTGTCTTGCTTTAAAACTTTTTCGTGCTTCTGGAGAGTAGTTATGACCCATCGAACTGTCTCCAAAGTGTATAAGTTTAATTTTCTCGCCAGCTTTGGCGAGTACCATGCCTTTTTTCTCGCTTCTGCTTGATCTTCTTGGTTTGTTGAATCCATCAAATGTAGTTCCTCTATATTTAATTTTACCTGAAGGTAATCTTTCTACTCCTGGGTACTTAGACATTTTTTATATCTCTTTTCTATTTCACAGACTACTTTCCATATATTAGGGTGTAATTGTGGATATTTTTCTTGATTTCTTAATGCGCTCATTATAAACGATTTTTCTTTTTCAGTCAAAGGTTTAGTTTCAAAAAACTTAATTAGATTGCTTCTAAGCCTTCTAGTTTTGGTCATTACTACACCTTTCACACCTGCACGCTTTACATGCCTCGTATTGTCCTTCAGGGCCGTGATCATAAGCTCTTCGATACTCTTTCCACAAAGGGGTTCCACAATGTGATTCGTGTCCACAATTTTGACAACTTGTCATTTTATACTCTCTACTTTCTTCTTTTATTTCATATATAAACGGGTCTTCATGCCTTAGTTGTCGGAGTTTATACCAAAAAATTAAATCATTAACCCAGTCTATCAAACTCTATTCTCCTGTTTTTTAAAAATGGAAGATAAGGCACGGCGTCTTTCTCGAATATTTGTGGCTCTCCATCAGCGACGGTAACGAGCACTGCAATGTTTCGTATACCTGTACCGTACAATTCATTATGGGCAACAGCATAAGCACAACACTGAATAAAATAATCTTTAATTTGTGATTCATATTTTTTCTTCTTTGAGGTTTTAAAATCAATAATAGTAGGTTTACCTTTCCAGATACCTACCATATCAGTTCTGCCTGCATATCTGAGTTTTCTACTCCACAAAACTTGTTCTTGACCCCACACATCTTCTACTCCTGACTCGGCAATTCGAATCAAGTCTTTACTCATTTGTATGACGTCACTTTTTTCTTGTGAAAGTTTTGAATATATATCTTCTCCATTGAAGTGTTGTTCAGCAAATTCATGAACTGCTGTTCCACGGTCAGTTGCTTCTTTAGAGACTCGGGCAGCCTCTTCTTCTCCAACTTTTTCTTTCCATTTCTGTAACCAAACATTGTTAGCAGTCTTCCCAAGTATAGTAGTAATAGACGGAAAAGATCCGTCAGGCGTATGATACGTTCTTCCAGTAGGTAGAGTATCAGTTTCTACTTCTGTTAGGTAATTAAATTTCATTTTTTTTATACTTTTTGTGTAATTTTTCAACGGTTTCTTGGTGAACACAAGCTAAATGAAAAGTCTGTGTTTTGGGAAACATTTCTAAAATTTCTTTTTTAAAGTGTTCGCTTGATTTATAAAGATGTGAAAGACATGCTGGTTTATTAGCAAATTTCCACTCAGCATTAATCTTAATTACAGGGTCAATGGTTGTATTAGGTGTCATATATATGACGGCCATTATTAGCCACTTCATTATTAAAATCCTCCACTGTGTTAACTATTGGTTTTCCTCTAGCATTTAAACTTGTATTAATTAGAATAGGATAACCTGCTTTTGTTGTTATTTTTAAGATCTCTGCTAGTTTACTATTAGTTTTATCCGTTACTACCTGTAACCTAGCATTATTCAAACCGCTACTAAACCATTTTTCCGTAAGATTATCAGAAACAAATAACATATCAAAATTATAGTTATTATTATAGACAAAAAAATACGATTTAGCAACTTCTTCTAAACATATAGGTGCCCAAGGTCTCCAATAATCTGTATGTCTACCTTTTAAAATATGTAGTTTTTTTGAGTTCTCATCAGTAGGCAGAGCTATAAAAGACCTATTGCCTAATGCTCTAGGACCGAATTCAGCTTTACCATGTAATAAAGGAACTATGGCACCTTTTAGCACTCTATCAGCTATATCTTCAACGTCTATATTTGTTTTACAATCATAACCTATAAAAGGTCCTGTCCAAGTAGGTCGCGTTATTAATGCAGCAGCGCCAAGAGCGCATCCCGCATCACCAGACGCAGGTTGAATTGCTATCTCCGTGAAGTTACTGTGCTTAGCTAAGACTGTGTTAGCAACACAATTAAGGGCTACACCTCCAGAATATGCTAAATTAGTCATTCCTGTTTCTTTTTGTAGCCATACTGCCATTGTTAGTAGTGCTTTTTCAAGCACCTTTTGTACACTAGCAGCTATATCCCAATCTAAAGTACCATAACCTACTCCTCTACGTAAATCTACTTTAAGTTGATAACTATTGTCAGCAATGTTAAGAAAATTATCTTCTATATAATTTGACCATTTTGGTTTACCAAAACTAGCAGCAGCCATAACTTGAGACTCATCTTGTAAGGGTGTTAACCCTAAAAGCCTGGTAGCAGTAGAGTAAAACAAACCAAGGCTGTTAGGATAAGGAATCCTTTTCAACCAAGTAAACTTGCCTTTATCGTAGACACCTAAACTAGTAGAATAACTACCACCAATAGTATCTACAACCATAACAGCACACTGCTTCCAGGGTGTCATTAGTATAGAACTCATAGCATGACACTCGTGATGGTCAAAGTATATAATTTCTGCTTTAGGGAATTGTGATTTAATTATTGATCTTGTTTTACGTTTTTTTCTATCATCATAGTATGCAACGGTTTTTATTTCGTTTGTAATACTTTGTAAATAATCTATAGAATTTTTAGGCCAGCTCTTGTCATATTTGATTCTAGTAAATCGTTCTTCTTGACAAGCTCCTATAATTTTGCCTTTTTTTATTATTGCGGCAGCACTATCATGGTGAAACGCCGAAACGCCTAGTATACTCATCGAAATAAACTTTCTTAGCTTTGTTGTAGATAGTGCTTGTTAAACTTTTGTAGTTAGCATCTGTTATAAATTTAACCATACACCATCTATCATGTGTTATATCAGGATGCACTCTATGTGCAATAAATCCAGGAAAAACAATACTCAATCCAGGTTTAGGGTATATTCTTGCTATAATTTTTTTAGGGTGAGGAGCTGACCACATAGTATTAACTACAGGTGCAGAATCAAGATCAAACTCAGCTAGTTCTAGAGGTGCACCTTCTGTAATATAAATAATATGAGTCCAATACCTACCATGAGAATCAGCGAACACAACTTTTTGTTCTTTATGATACCAGTTACAACTATCAAAATGCCAGTCATATGTCTTTTCGGGTGTTAACTTAATAGCATGAAAATCAGTGCCTTGTATGCCTGCTGTAATTTGATTATTTTTTTCAGTAGCATGCCTGTTAAACATAGCTTCCATCTTAGAAGCTTTTTTGCTAACAGAATCTAAATAATCAACATCAATGCAAAATTTATACTTGTTATCTATAAATTGATTCACGAATCTCTCTGTACATTTGCTAGATCTAGGTGTATACCCCACGTTTTTTGAACATCTGCTGCAGTTCTAAGTGCTATTCTAGAATGTCCGTGCTGGTTACAATGTCCTCTACCGTCTCCATGTGCTTTTCTTTCATCTCCTATATGATAATCTCTCATACAAGAATAATTATTTAACCATACGTGGTCATACAACGATGGTCTATATATTGGGTAAATTATCAAGTTCTCATTACCAATTTTCTCAATAACACTTAATACCCACATAGCTGAAGTTTTCTTTAACCAAGTGCTAGTAGTAAGTTTTTTAAACCATAAGGTTCGGGTAAGTTCTCCCCAAGAGTCCTGAGGTCCCCAATCATAAGGTAGTAAATAAGTACCATTTCCCTTTGGATCACTTTGATTCCAATGAGTGAGATTCCAAATTATTAACTCTCCAGGCTGATAAGTATCTAAAATATGCTCACACTGAGCGTCAATAGTAATTCCCGAGTGTCCCCACATCCTAGTTAATCCTAGTAGGTGAGGCCATGGGTATCTTACGTCAAGAGTTGGTTCAATCCAACTGGTTCCAATAACTCTAATGTTATTTGTCATAACACATTTCTACAAGCTCTATAAAAGAATCAAAATCTTCTTGGACTTCGCTTAGGTTTTGTTTTCTAACAGTAACGGCAATCTTCCTAGCAGTAGGCATAGGAATTTCATATTCTGTTTTTATTTCTTTAAGAATCTCGCTGATGTGTTCTCTGATTGCTTCGTCTTGTATCATTAGATCAACAATTTTATTGATCTTTTTTTGTAACTCTTTCTTCTCTTCGGGCATTTAGCTCTCCACTATTTTAAAGGTTGTTCGTACTAATTCGGGTTTTTTTCGTATAATTTTATTAGTTTGAAGATCTGCTACAGCTTCATGAAATAACTTTTGAGTTAGGGTTCTATTATCACCTCGACTCCTATTATCTTTCCATCGAGTTGCAATAACTTTTTGATATAATAAATTATAGGCTAGAATCATATTAGCACTACCAATCTCACGGCTGCCTGCGCAGTCTCCCGATGGTCGAGGGGTGCATAACTCATAGTCTGGAACACTCATTATTTCTTCTGTCTCATCATCATACACTTCTACAGGTAGTCCAGTGATTACTCGTTGGACTAAATGAATAGCAGTACTAAGCTTCATTACTTCGTAATCCACCAATCTCTGTGAGGATTAGCATAAAACCATGCCAAAGCAGTAGACACACGGGTGGCCACTAGATTATTATCTGAGACTGCCACAGCTTGTTCAAACTCGCGTTTGAGCCTTAACCAAGGGTTGTGCAGGTTGGAAACAAGCTGAATTTTATTTGACTCACGCTCGTTCCAGTGTCTGCATCTATAAGAAAATGCACTTTGGTTATTCAACAAGCTAGAACTAGCACGGAGTTTACTTTTTAGCTCTACGTACAAAGTACGGTATAAATTACACTTCTCCTCAACATTTTCTGTTGAAGTTGCAATTCTTCTTAAGTTTCTTGCAAAATCTCTAAACGGATTTCGTGATACATATTTAAATTTCATTAAAAACCTCATATATTATTTTTAGCATATTTTTCACCAAACGGCAAATTGTAAATTGATAGACAAACTTGAGAAGATTTCTACGAGTGTCTTACTCATTAATATTCTCCTACAAGGGGTACTCTACGAATAGCCATGTCTCCCCAATAATTTTTTTTATCATACCAACGATAACTTTCTAAGTTACTCCACATCTTGTTAGTTCGCTTTGCGTGTTTATCGTAATAATCCATATATTCTGGCATACTTATGTCCAGTAGGGAAGCTGCTTCTTCAAACCACTCGAGAGCAATGGGAGGATTCCAGCGTGCAATATTTGCTGCTTCATCTACAGTTCTTCTTATGGTCCAATTAGTAAAATTACTTACTAGTCGGATAGTGTTAGCATCACGTTTTTTAACTCTTGGCATTCATCTTCTCCTTTAGTAGTACTCGTTCTATTTCTATACACAACTCAATAATAAATCTTCCAGCTACAAATTCGCCTGAAGTGTCCAACATAGTTTGATACTCTTTCATAGCTTCATCTGCTTCTTTAAATCCTTGACTTCTGTATAGGTTAATTCTGTTAATTGCTTCTGGTAATTTAGGTCTGCTCATTTTAGATCCTTGTTTTGTGTATGCAGTGTAAAATGTATTGACACCTTGTAAAAAAATTAGTATTATAAGTCTATGTATGCAACAGAAACTTATATAAGACATGAGGTAAGAGAGTTACACTCCATGATAAAAGACATGGCAAACGACTTAGGTGGTGACATCCGATACCTCAATCAAGAAATTATAAACTTGTCAGAACGACTATCTAGGCTTGAAACTCAACTCGAAAGCGTGAGACAAAATATAGATAGTTGAGAAACTTGCTTATTTAATTATTATAGATAAAAAACATTTATCATGCAAGTGCAGAATGAAAATATAAAGTCATGTGTGTGATAGATAATTAACTTTCAAGGAATGTAAATGAGTCATAAAATTATAGGAATTAGCCACAGTTCAAATGGAGATGTAACCAAATTTATACAACTGCAGACTACTCGACTTGCTGTTTCTCATAGAAGTATCACCTTTGAAACAGCAAATCAAGCTAATGAAACACTAATAGCCCACACAGATCCTTTTAAACAGAATAGGTTTCCACTCTATATATACACAAAACATGACGTATATGTGACTACTCTTTATGGAAAGCATGATGACGCACGTATAAGTGCCTGGATAAACTCTCTCGGAATTTAACAATGCATGTTCCTTTAATTGATTGGCAAAACTTTGATGAAGCACAATTTGAACGTGCTTATACAGAAGTTGGTTTTGCTAGACTATATAACATTTGGACAGAGCAAGAACAAGTAACAATGAGCAACTGGTTTAGTGCTGTTCAAGCTTGGTTTAAAACTGCAAACAACAAACACTCATATGAAGCTGTTGGTGATTTTATGGAAGGCTGGGTTAATAAAGAAAAAATTTATCTATCTCCATTCAGACGCAACGATTATAAAGAAACTTTTGAGATTGATGACTTAGTAAATATTACTCACCTTCCTCATGCTTTATTTCACCCATTAACTCATGCACTCCCAATCATCTCTGCAACAGGTCAAGACATTATTAAACGGTTTGAAACACTGCTGGGAAACAATCAACTAGCAGAGCTACACAAACCACTGAATCAGCATCATCTCAGAATTGCTTATTATCCAGCAACGCCTTCCAGAGACAATCAACTTCCTTGCGGAGAACATAAAGATTATAACTCTGTTACTCTACTATTCTCTCCTGATGCGCATAAACGACTACAAATAAAAGATCTTCAAGGTAACTGGCATGATATACGCTATATGCCTAACAGCGTAGTAGTAAATATGGGTAATGTTATACAAAAGTGGACAAACAATTATCTGAAAAGTGCAGTACATCGAGTGTTAGAAAGCGATGCAGACTCATTTACTACTGCATATTTTATGTATCCTCCTAGAGATTATAAACTACATCAAATTGGTCCACATGCTCAACAAGAAGATTATCCAATGTCTGTAAAACAGTTTCTTACTTTATTTGATAAAACAAAGCAAGCAATAAAGGAAAAACATGGTAGATAAACAAAAGATAACACAACGTGATTGGGGAGGCTGGAAAGTATTAGATCACCAACCTGAGAAACAATTTAAAATTAAACAACTAATTATTGATCCAGGTAAAAGTTTAAGTAATCAACGACATTTTAAACGCTCGGAGACATGGATAATTTTAGAAGGAGTAGTCAAACTAGAAACACGCTGGAACAATCTTGATGATGTTACACACTTACATCCTCGTAGTAATCCTTATGAAGTAGAAAAAGAAGTCTGGCACAAAGCATCAAACCCAGGTCCAGACCCAGCTTATGTATTAGAAATTCAACGAGGATCTGAATGTATCGAAGACGATATAGAAAGAAAGATAGAAGACAGTTATGAGTAATCATGTAATACTGTTAAGTGATATCCCTAATCAAAATAAAGAAACTTTTGCGGCTAGATATGCAGGACCTTACGTAATAAAAAGTAATCTAATTAGTGCAGGATTTAAAACAATTGTACTAGATTGGTTTAGATATATAAAAGATAATGATAAGTTTTTTGATTATTTTGAGCAGTTAATAGACGAAAATACTTCTTGTGTCGGCATTTCAACAACTTTTTTATACCCCGAAGATCACAATTCTAAAGAAGGGAACAGTTCAGGACTAAATAGTAATGAAGTTACAAAGTTAGATATTGATAGTGCTACAGCACACTCGCTTTTTTTATGGGAACAAAACAATGATAAGCTATACGACTGGTTTAGTAGACTAAGAAATATATTGAATAAGTATAACCCAAAAGCACTAATAATTTTAGGAGGCGCAAGAGCATCTAGGATTCTTCAGATGTGTCATTTCGCCTCAGAAGACTATGCTATCAAACAATTTGTTGACTATGTAATAATTGGAAATGCAGATGAAAGTATTGTTAAACTATTAAGTAAACATAAAGAAGGTAAGTCAGTTATGCCCTCTCTTGTAAAAAATGAAATAAAGTTTTTAATCTGTAATGGCACAGGATGGCCCGACAGTAAACGATTTGTGCCTAAGACAATATATACAAAACACGATTGTATTGAAAAATCTCATTGGTTACCTCTAGAAGTAAGTCGTGGTTGTGCATTTAACTGTAAGTTTTGTTACTATGATAAAAAGCATAGCTCTAAGAGAGATATACAAAGTTTAAAAGATGAGTTAATTAGAAATTATGAAACTTTTGGCACTACAGGATATAATATTACAAGTGATTGTTTTAATGATAATAGAAAATTTGTAAGTGATTGGTCAAATATGGTGGCTACTTTACCTTTTAAAATAGAGTGGGCAAGTTATGTCAGGATAGACCCTTTTCATAAGTTTACTGATATGATGGATGAGATGATCTCGTCTGGTTTTAGAGCAGGTTACTTTGGTATCGAAACCTTATGTCACGCTGCTGGAAAAGCTGCAGGTAAGGGATTAGCTCCTGAAAGAGTTAAAGAGCTATTAAGTTTACTTCGAGCAAAGGGAGGTAGTAACTTATGGATCACTGCTTATTTTATTATCGGATTACCTAAAGAAACAGAGCAAAGCTTAAATGAAACACTTAACTGGTTACTGACACAAAATATAGTTGATGAGGTACAGACCTCTGTTTTAGATGTGGCACCTTTTGTAGAAGAGTTAAGTAGTGTTATAGATTTTGCTGATCATTCTAAACAACCAGAGAAATACGGATTTACTAAGCTAGAGTATGCTCCTAAATTTTATTGGGAACATGAATCGATGAATTTAGATCAAGCAAAAAACATAAATGAACAATGGAGAGAAAGATTTCATGAGCATAAGTTTACACGTTTTGGAGGCTCTGCTCATGGAGAGTATCCTAGAATTAGAGATTTAGGATTAAACCACAGTCAGGCTGCATTTTTTATGAAAACCAAGTTTTTATCAGGTAAAAAGATTATAAACATAGACCCACGTAAAAAAAGAAAGTTTAAAAACTATGTAACTGACCTTAGTAGAAAACATGTAGCTAACTACTATGATAAGTTTTTAACAGTAAATGGAGTAAGATAGTGCCTTATATAAAAGAATTTTTATATTACTATAAAGACTTTGGTCCAAAGTACGGGTGGTTCTGGAGCTTTGGCTATGCAAGATTTAACGCACTTTATTTTAATCGAGACGGCAGTTGGAAACACAATACCAAAGGAGAGCTAAATGAAGTCGAGTGATTATGTTTTGCTATACATAGTTTGTGTGTCAATTATTTACGCATCAGTGGGTATTATGATGGAGAACGGCTGATGCGCGTCGTGATGTGTACATTACTGATAACATCTTTTTTAATTACTGATTATGACTTTATACGCTCAAGACCCAGTGGTAGACCTGGGGTATTTCGTATTTTACCAAAAGGAAAAGACTAATGGAAAAAGCCAATAGTGTTGAGTTGTGTTTAATGCACTCTTTAGTATATGAACTTCAAAATTATCATATAGCAGGGTTTGAAGAAAGATGGAAGCTAGAAGAGCAGGAAAAAGAAACAGTAATGAAATGGATGAATATTCGTATAACAGAAATAAAGGATAGAGAAAAATGACAGAAATTCAAACACGTATGAAAGAACTATGCAAGCCAGTAGAACAACAGATACTGATGTGTGATAGCAGTGAAGATATTCTAATGCTAGCATGTGCTATGTTGCAACATGTAAAGACAATGATGGACGCACAAATTGGAGTTGAAGGAAGAAAACAAATTTTGGAGACTGCTAACAAATGAAACCTATTGCATTTATCCCACACAAACAAAGAGTAGCTGAACACAAAGTTGATTATCTAAGAGCCATCGCGGAAGTTATGGATAATCCCTGGCAAGCTGAGGACGGCAGAGACCTTGCTCCTATCCAAGAAAAACTAAATAAAAAATGTGTTGAGTTGTCTGGTATACCCCACTGGACTTTTACTAACTGCTGCACAGACTCTCTACAAATTGCTGTAGAAGCGCTCACTAATCCAGGCGATTTAATCTTAGTCCCTGCGTACGGTTGGAGAGGTTTTGCTAACGCTGTAGAGTTTATGGGAAGAAAAATAGAATTTTTAGATACAGATTATACAGGAAATATAGATGTGGGTTTAGCTAAACATCGAGTTATTAGTGAACCAAAAGTAAACGCAGTTCTCATGGTACACAACTTTGGGTGCATAACAGACGTAAAAAGTCTATGCAATTTATGTAGAGAACTCGGTATTAAAACTATTGAAGACGCAGCTCCCTCTTTCGTTATAGATGAACCATATTCATATATGCCAGGCAGTTCTAGTGATATAGTGTGTTATAGTTTTGATTTTACTAAAAGTCCTGGAGTGTTAGGATCGGGTGGTGGACTTGCAACTCGTTTCTCCTCTATTCATTCTACAATATATGAAATTCAAGCACATGGAATTAATAAGAAGAAAAATGTAGTACGTGTTGGCACTAAGAGTTTTTTAGATAATACTTCATGTGCTATTCTTTTAACGGAAATAAATCTTTTTCAACAAAATAAGTATCGAGAGCGTCGAAGAGAGATTGCTACTTGGTATAATGAAAATCTTCCCTATAAATCTATACCTGGAGAAAATTATATTTGGGAAAGGTATTCAATGTTTGTTCCTAATAGAGAAGTACCTGGCGTTTTAAATAGTTTGTATTCAGTTAAATGCTTAGCACGAACAATGTTTAAACAACCTCTAAATACCTACAAGTTTTTTAACAACTCACAAACATTACCTGGTGTAACTAAATTTACTGCAAACTTGGTTCACTTGCCTTGTCATCAATATTTAGAACAAGAAGAACTATATAGAATCAGGAACGCACTTGGCTAAGAGTAAAAAAATCTTATCATCAGAGTATAATGTATATATGGTAGATTTGCATATAGCAAATGCTTGTAATCTTTCTTGTGATGGGTGTAATCATTGGTCAAATTATGGCTTTAAAGAAAAGTTTTCTTATGACACTATAAAAAGTTGGATAACACCTTGGAAACAGAAATTACTACCAGAAAGATTTAATATTCTGGGGGGAGAACCTCTTTTAAATAAAGACGCAGAAAGAATTATTTATTTGTGTAAAGACAGTTTCCCGTCTGCAAAACACAAATTTTATACTAATGCTTTACTGTTAAAAAATCATGTGAGTTGGTTATATAAAGCACTAAAAGATAATGATGCTAGCTTAGTTATTACGCTTCATTCTAGGGATAAACGATACTTAAAACTATTTAAAAAGAATCTCCGTTGTCTAACTGATTGGGGAGATTTTGTCCTCAAAAAAGAGACTTGGTTTAGAAAACTTTATGACGTAAATGGTGTAGAAGTAGAAGTAAGAGATATGAAATCTCACTGGTACAAGACTTATACAGGTAATGGTTTTAACGCTAAACCATATGCAGACAACAATCCTAAGAAGAGTTGGGAAGAGTGTGTATCAAAAGAAAGTATACAACTTTATTACGGCAATCTTTATAAATGCGGACCAATAGCGTATTTAAATGACTTTTTAGGTAAGTACGCACTATCATCAGATACTGCTTGGAAACCTTATTCAACATATCAACCTCTTAAACATACATGCTCAGATGATGACTTATCTAACTTCTTGAGTCAGGAGGAAGAATTTATATGTAATATGTGTCCAGCAAATCCAAAAAGAGTTGAAGATAAAGAAATATTTGTAAAATATGAACATTGAGAGTACACTTAAAATATGAAAATTATAGTAAAAAATAACGATGTTTCAAAAGCATATAAACTGCTTAATAGGAAACTACACGATGAAGGAGTTCTAAAAGAAGTCCGAGATAGACGAGCATTTGTATCAAAAGGTGAAGCATCTAGAAAAGATGCTAAAGCAGGAGCTATGCGTTGGAAGAAAAAACGAGAAAAACTTGAAAAACAGTTTGTAAGAGAAGAACGCAATCAGATACGAAACAATAAGAACAAGAGACGAGGTAAATCCACTTCACGTTTGCAGAAACGTTAATAGTTTGTTATTCTATAGAAAATATAGGAGAAACAATGAAAGCATACAAAGGTGTATTTAAGAAAAAAGATGGTTCTACAAGACATATGGTTTTTGCTAGGATCGATGATTTACCACAAAAGTTTGTAGCTACAAAAATACTGGGAGCGGGTAAAGAACAAAAATACCCAAACGGCATGGAGTTAGTGTGGGATTTAGAAGCTGATAGTTTTAGAGTTTTTAATCATAACACTAAAGAAGAAGTTAACGAACTAGATATAGACGAAGGATTATTTACATGACAGAATTTACTTCAGGCGCATATAACGCGTTAAAAGGTATAGTAGGACATTCTAGTGCAGCACTAGCAGTCATATACACAGTAGGTCATATTGTTATAGCCATGACTTGTAATTACATAATTACAGGCGCAAACCTAGAGTTAGCAGCAATTGATGCCCTTGTAGAACCAATTATAAATGGTTTTTGGTTTTACGCACTACATAAGTTTTATAATGCTACAAAAAATTAATTTAGAAGTAGACCACGAAACAATATTAAATGAAATAACTGACTTAAACCTTAAATGGTTTGGTTGGAATTTTAAAAACTACGCAAAAGACAAAACAATAACATCAATAGATTGGGGTAAGTCTTCTCCTATAGGAGTATTTAGTTTACGATTTAGTAAGCATCAAGACACTATATTAAAAGCTATACCTCAACTAAAAGATATAAAATTTGATCCAAAAAAATCACATATCACAAAAACAATACCTCAAGGTGGGTTGCCTTGGCATAAAGACTATAAAAGAAAAAAAGCATTACTCATACCTATTGGAAACAATAAAGGAACTATTATTTATGAAAATTTTTCTTTTAAGTATGAAGGACCTACATATATTACAACAAATATCTTGCATAGAACTCAAAATGATAGTAATATAAACAGATATTCAATACAACTACATATAAATTAGTGCTTTGATTGAGATGAAGATAATAAAGCAGACTGGACATGGGGGCAGTACCCATCAGCTCCACCATAAACACTCGTAGATGAGATATTGAATCACTGCTTGCGAGTGTTTCTCATGGGGCTGAAATAGGATCGACAGATGAATAAAACTGATTCGAGAAGCAGGTGCGCAAGCGACCTTAATCGCAAGATATTAATAAATGCAAACGATAATTTTGCACCTCAAGAGTTAGCGCTAGCCGCTTAATTCTTATGCGCCCGAGGGAGCGTGGAAACAGAATCCCTCACTGATTTCCTGAGGTAAGTATATGTTGCAACATTGCTTACAAAAAACCAGGATTCGCGTGTACACTCTACGGGGTGTGGCGACGTAGGTGGGCTACCATGAAGTTAAGGTAGACTCGGTATAAGAGCGTAAAATTACCTACACGACAGAACGGGCTGGAAGCACGAGGGAACTAAAATAGTTCTGTCTTGACATCAAATCAGGGGATTTGTCACCCCCTAAACTTTTCGGAGAAATGTGTGTTCAAAAACTATGCCAAGACAAAAAGAAGAAATTATGAAGCAAATAGATCACATAATTACCGATTACGTGCAACCTGCAGTAGCAGGTCATGGTGGGTTCATACAACTACAGGATTTTGATATGGAGTCAGGCCGTGTGCTTGTGTTATTGCAAGGCAGTTGTAGTGGTTGCCAAATGTCCTCTGCTACTTTAAAAATGGGTATAGAGCAAATGCTTAAACATTATATCCCAGAAGTAACAGCAGTTGATGGCATGGATGACCCTAATTTTAACAACCCTTATTACTAGAGATTTAAATGTATAAAAAATATATTTTAGGGAACGGTGGGTTCGCTCAAGAAGTGTTTGAACAAATCATACTCAAAGAAGAAGCAAAGTCGTTTGGTGGGTTTATTATCTTAAAAAACGATAAAGCATATTGCATATCAGAAGACGGTGCTAGTTTATTTAATCATGATGAAAAAAGTTCATTTATCATAGGCACATCGAATAAAGATTGGAGAAATAACTTCATATCTTATTTTACATCTTACTACCCTCTAAATATTACTCACTTTCCTAACATTATCGCACACAACGCACATGTTTCTGAAACAGGAATTATGGGTATAGGAAACGTGTTCCTATCCTTTTCTTTATTAAATGCAAATGCGGAGATAGGTAATTTTAATACTTTTAATTGTTATGCCTCTGTATATCACGATTGTAAACTTGGCGATAATAACTTTCTACATCAATATGCGAGTTCTAAATCAAACACAACTATAGGCGATAATAATATCCTAGACCCAGGTGAGGTACTATTCGAGGATATGCAAGACAATGAACTTTTATCGATGGGGTTAGTACATGGAGAAGACAAGCTACCATAATGTTGCAATCATGCAACCTTACCTATTTCCTTATTTAGGTTATTTTCAACTCGTTAATTCAGTTGATACTTTTGTATTTTTAAAAGACGTAGCATATGCTAAAAAAACATGGATAAACAGAAATCAACTATTGGTTAATCAGCAGCCATTTATTTTCACAATACCCTTGCACAAAGCCTCACAAAATCGTAATATAAATGAACACTTCATCAAGACTGGTTGGGCAGAAGAACTTCAGAAAACAATCATATTGAGTTATAAAAAATCTCAGTATTTTGATGAAAATTTTGATCTTATATCTGATTTATTATATGATTGTGAAGGAAATAATCTGTCTCTAGCTGCCGAAAAAATAATCCGTATAATTTCAGAAGTGTTAAATATTAGTTGTGAGTTCAGACACTCAACAGATTTCTTTGTAGGAAATAAGACAAGACACGATAGAATAATAGAGATATGTAGATGTTTAAAAACTACTACATATGTTAATCCTATTGGTGGTAAAGAGATTGGTTTATATAAACAAGAAGATTTTAACCCAATTAATTTAAGATTTATACAGAGAGAAGATGATTGGGGTAATCTTTCAATTATTCACTATCTACTTGTAAAAGGTAGGAAAGAAACAAAAAAGATTTTAGAAAAATATAAATTAATAAGGTAGATAACAACATGAAAAAACCAATAATTATTTGGGGAGATAAAGACTTAGCTGAGATGGCTCATTTTTACTTTACACAATCAGGCAGAAAAGTCGCTGGTTTTGTAAAAGACTCTGTAGAAGAGGCAACTTTTAAAGGACTTCCTATACGACTTTTTAACCGTTTGCACATTAAAACCCCTCCAGAAGAGTATGATGTGTTTATACCTATATATAAACCCACAGTTAGAGCTAGGATAGTTAAACAAGTAACAGAACTTGGTTATAAGTGTGTTAATTTTATTCATGATTCTGCACACATTTGGCACCCTAGTGCTATAAAAGGCACTAATAACTTTATCCAAGAGTTTAATAATATTCAATATGGAACTTATATTGGCTCAAACGTAGTAATGTGGGCAGGTAATCACATAGGTCACCATTCTATTATTGAAGATAACACTCATTTTACATCTCATGTTACATTATCAGGACACTGTCACGTAAAATCTTTTAGTTGGTTAGGGGTTAACTCAACCACTATGAATGGGATAGAAATAGCAGAGGGAAGTTTAATAGGCGCACATTCTTATGTAAACAAGAGTATTGAAACTAAGTATAAATGCTGGGTAGGAAGCCCTGCTAAGGAAAAGGGCGATAGTCGTGATCATATATAATGTGGGATAAACACGGATTAATATTTACTGAATCAAAAGCACAGTGTCCTATAGTATCAGACAACAATGATTATTGGAGAATTTATTTTACTGATAGAAATAACTATAATCAGAATATTGCTAACTTTTTGGATGTTGAAAAAGGCAATCCAAAAAAACACTTATATAAAAAAGAATACCTAATTAGTCCAGGTAAACCAGGATCACTAGACGCAGATGGAGTAATGCCGACTGCTTTTCATGGAAACTACTTGTATTACATAGGTTGGACACTGAGAAAAGATGTTCCTTATTTCAATTATACGTGTGTAGCACAAAAAGTAAGTGAAGCGTATGTTAAATTAGGTCCAGTGCTAAGCCCTTGCATAAAAGATCCTGGATACTGTGGAACACTAGGGATTATAAAAAAAGATCACCTTTTATTAGGCTATTACTTATCTTGTCAAAAATGGGTTCCAGACGAAAATAATAAATTACAACCAAGTTATGATATTAAAATAGCAACTTCAATTGATGGTATCACATGGAGCAAGCTAGGTAAAACCGCTATCAAATTAGAAGGAAAAGAAGCAGGCGCTACATCTGCAACTATAATTAAACATAATGGAGTGTTTCATATGTGGTTTAGCGTGAGACACGCTAAAAATTTTAGAAGCGATGCTACAAAGGCGTATAAAATTAAGCATGCTACATCTAATGACGGATATAACTGGACAAGAGACGAAAACTATAGTATTCTACCAGAATTAGAATTTGAACAAATTATGTGTGCTTATCCTAATGCTACTATCTTTGATAATAAAATTCATATGTTTTATAATGGAGATGGTTTTGGAAAAGCAGGTATAGCATACGCAACAATGGAGTTAGAAAATTTATGTTAGGACATCAATTTCACCAAAAAGGATATGAAATAATAGATACATTAGTACAAGAAGAATTTCTTAATGATATTGTACAAACCACAAAAATACCTTTTGAAAACCAAATGTATAATCTTAAATGTAAAAGCATGGAAGAGTTATTTAAAAAACATAAGGATGTATTTATGAATTGCGCAAAGCACGCTCAGTGGAATATTCAACTACATCTTTTAGGTTCTCAGTTAGGCTTTAGAGTAACTAATTATATGGATGCTGCTCCTTTAGTTTATATCTGTACTAGGCCTGTAATATATTTCAATAACCTTAAAACAGCAAAACAAAAAATAAACCATACAATGCCTGCACATGTAGACAGTGCTTCTATGCAAGGATCTTCTGATTCTGTAGTGCTTTGGGTACCTCTTACAGATATGACAGAAGATCATGGTTATTTAGAAGTAGTTCCTGGGAGCCACAAAATGAATCCTGAAGTTTCTAAACTTGAAGATGGTTTTGGAACTGTAGATGAGAGTTTATATGAGTTTGAGCCTATCGTAGTACCTAAAGGATCGGGATTAGTGTTTAAATCCAAACTAATCCATAGAAGCGGAAAATTAAAAGACGATAAAGTTACTAGGTGGTCTTGTCATTTCAGATATAACAATATGAATAATGAGAAATTTATAGATAACAAATACCCACACCCTTACGAATATAGAAATGTACCTGTATAATGGATCCTCAAATTAGATATCTTCTTACCAAAGAATTTGGTAGACAACTAGATACAGCAGAATTAATAGCAAGTGAGAACTTTGCCAGTGAAGCGGTCATGGAACTTTGTGGTAGTGTATTTACTAACAAATACGCAGAAGGTTATCCCGGTAAACGTTACTATAATGGTTGTAAAAATATGGATTCAATTGAACAATTAGCAATCGATAAAGTATGTGAACTATATGAATGTGACTTTGCAAATGTACAACCACACTCAGGTGTAAATGCGAATACTGCTGTATATCAAGCATTTATGAAGCCTGGTGACACTCTTATGGGAATGGATCTTGCTAGCGGGGGACATCTATCGCACGGAGCACCGCCAACACTTAGTGGTAAAGTATATAAAGCAATAACCTACGGTGTAGACAAAAACGGTTGGTTAGATTATGAAGATATTATTGCAAAAGCTGAAAAAGAAAAACCAAAAGTAATTGTAGCAGGTGCTAGTGCTTATCCAAGACAGATACATTGGAGAATATTTAGAGAAATAGCTGACAAAGTAGGTGCAAAACTAGTAGTAGATATGGCGCATTACAGTGGTCTAGTAGCAGGGGGTGCGTATGAATCACCCATTCCTTATGCTGATGCTGTAACAAGTACAACTCATAAAACATTACGAGGCCCAAGAGGTGGTATGATTTTATGGAACAACCCTGATTATACTAAAAAAATAAATAGTGCAATCTTTCCAGGCACTCAAGGTGGACCTTTAATGAATATAATAGCTGCCAAAGCACAATGCTATATAGAAGCTTTAGAGCCTAGTTTTAAAAAGTATGCTGTGCAAGTAGTAAATAATGCAAAAGCAATGTGCAGAATACTAGAAAAAAATGGTATATCAATTTTGACTGGAGGCACTGATTCTCACATAGTACTAGTAAGCTTAGTTAATAGTAGATATAGTGGTAGAGAAGCTGCTGATAGATTAGAAGAATATAAGATAACAGTAAATAAGAATGGCATACCAAATGATCCACGTAATTTTGTAGAAACATCAGGTATAAGAATAGGCACAGCAGCTGAGACAACAAGAGGTCTAGAAGAAGAAGACTTTATGGAATTAGCAGGTAAGATCTCGTATTTAATAAAATGATAAATATATTTTACAGAACAACATCTAACAGAAAACAAACACCTAGACCTCCTTGGTTTTCCTATGAAAAGTGTTGGAACAATCTTCTTGCAACACGAAATGATAACCCCATCACAGTAATTCATGATGGTCCTGTCTATGATCCTTGGTTTTATAAAATCTACGAAGGAGTAGAGATTATTGAAATAGACTCTGAAACAAAACATATAGAACTATGTAAAGAGTGGGAAGTCAAAGGTGAAACATACACCGATAGAGATGAGACTGGTAAAGAATACGAAAAACGTGTAGAAAAACCTGATAGAGAAAAAGCAGCAGGTTACTTAATGTATGAAATTATGTTTCAAAATGTTGTACAAAAAGATAATGATTTAATATACATGATTGAAGATGACTACTTACATATTAATGGATGGACTAAGGCTCTTGAAGATATATTTTCTGTATACGATACGCTAAGTTATGCTACTCTCTACGACCACCCCGATAAATATACTCAACGATATGTGGGATCAGTATCTCCTATTATTATGAGTAATTACTGTCATTGGAGATTTGTCCCTAGTTCTTGCGGAACTTATGGAGGCACAGTTAAAGCTTTTTTTGAAGACAAAGAGATTCATCAAAATAATTTAGGCGATCATAATAAGTTTATAAAACTAGGAGAGAAAAATCGTGGTATAGTATCTCCTCTACCAGGCTTAGCCACGCACTGTATTAACCCTTGGCTTTCACGATTCAGAGATTGGAGCATTATATGATACCTTTTATACCAAAAAAACCTTTTAATGTACAAATTTTTGAGAGTTATTTACAAGAAAGCGTAAAGCTAAATCAATTTACAAATAACGGACCTATAGTTCAAAAATTAGAACAAGTAGCTCACAAGATGTTAAAAATTAGTGATAACTTTGCAGTTATTGCAACATCTAGCGGTACTACTGCGTTACATACATTGTTTCTTGCTCATGAAAGAAAAAAGAAAAATGTCATGAACAAAGCTGTTCAAGACTTTACATTTGACTCTACTGCGCAAGGACCATTAACAGGCGCTCACAAAGTAGATCTAAATGAGAATTTAAATTTTGATTCAAGAAATCACTTAATGAATGAGTATTCAGAGGTAGTTATTATAACTAATATTTTTGGTCATGTGCAGAATTTTAAAGAAATAAAAGACAATTTTTATAATTTTGATTCTAAAATAATATTATTCGATAATGCAGCTACTCCTTATTCTTTTGTAGACGGGGTTAATAGTTGTTGCTTATGTGAAGGATCTGCTATATCACTACATCATACTAAGCCTATAGGTTTTGGAGAAGGCGGATTAATAATAATTAAAAAAGAACTAGAAGACGAAGCAAGAGAAGTAATTAATTTTGGTAAAGTTGACGGTCATTTTAATGAAAGAGGCGGAAACTACAAGATGTCTGATATATCAGCAGCCGCAATATTACAATACTGGGATTCTTTTGATATAGAGGAGTTATCAGCAGAATATAGAGATAATTATTTTAAATTAGCTTATCAATTAGCTACACAGTATAATGGTCAAGCGATGCCCAACTTTAGCGATGAAGAAGGATTTTTTCCAGCTAACCTTCCTTTTGTTTTTCCTACTTCTACCAGTGAAACAAATTTTAAACAAACTGTAGACGCAAAAAAATACTATAAACCTCTTACAGCATTACCTGTAAGTTCTGAATTGTTTGAAAGAACAGTAAACTTTCCCTGTCATCTGGAGTACACAATAAATTGAAAATAGCAGTTGTAACAGGTGCTGGCGGCTTTATAGGTACAAATTTATGTATTCAACTACTAGATAAAGGTTGGAAAGTTTATGGTATAGATAAAGCTAATTATGTAAGTAATAAAGCAATTATTAATATCTTGTCTAAAAACAATAATTTTACATATGTTGAAGAAGAGATACAAAAACTAACATGGATACCAGAGTGTGATGTACTATTTAATCTTGCAGCTGAAAGCCATGTTGATAATTCTATAGAGTCTTGTAGTTCTTTTGTAGATTCTAATATACACGGGGTGCGAAACTTACTAGAAATAATAGGTACAAATATTACTAGAAGTACAGATAAACCTCTTTTCTTTCATTTTTCTACTGATGAAGTGTATGGAGATCAACTAACTGGTCAAGTAACAGAAGAGTCTCCTCTTCTACCTAGTAACCCGTATTCTGCTACAAAAGCAGCTGCAGATATGCTAATCCAATCATGGGCAAGAACACACGGACTTGAGTATATAATAGTAAGACCCTCTAATAATTATGGAGAACACCAGTATCCTGAAAAATTCTTACCTTTAGCCGTTAAAAGATTACAAAGAGGTAGAAAAATTAAACTTCACGATGGCGGCACACCAGTAAGAACCTGGACTCATGTTATGGATACGATTAGTGCTGTTTTAATACTTTTTGAGAAAGCTGACAGGAATAGAATATATAATATTTCTTCAGAATTTGAACAAGCTAATATTGATACAGCCAAAAAAATAGTTAGTACCTTTTACTTGGGTAGACCAAATAGACCAATTCCAGATTTTGATATGCACATTGACAGGAGTTACAAAAGACCTGGACAAGATGTGCGATATGCGTTAAGATGTGATTATCTAAAACAGTATGGTTGGAATCCGCAAAGGATTTTTGACAAAGAAATTATTAATTTAGTAGATCATTATAGAAATAGGTTTGTATGGTAATGAAAGTATTTATAACTGGTGTTGCAGGGTTATTAGGTAGTAATTTGGCAAAGCATTTACGAAAAAAGAATATTGAAGTAGTAGGTGTAGACAACTTAATAGGTGGAATAAAAAGTAACATACCTTCTGATATACATTATCATTCAGTTGACATATTAAGTACAGATATATTAAAAGAATTTATGTGGGGTTGTGATGTTGTTGTACACTGTGCTGCTCTACCTTACGAAGGGTTAAGCGTTTTTTCACCAAAAATAACTGTAGAAAGTATTGTATCAGGTACAGTATCAGTAGCTTCGGCTGCTATATCTAATAATGTTAAGAGATTTATAAACTTCTCATCTATGGCAAGATACGGCAGAGGAGTTCCTCCTTTTATGGAAACACACAAAACAAATCCTGTCGATCCTTATGGATTAGCTAAAGTTCAAGCTGAACAACAACTAGAACTTTTAAGTGAGATTCATGGGTTAAACTATACAACAGTAGTTCCGCATAACGTTATTGGAGTAGGTCAGAGATTTAATGATCCTTACAGAAACGTTGTAGGAATAATGATAAATAGAATTTTATCTGATAAAAGCATTATTGTATATGGAGATGGAGAACAAAAACGTTCTTTTAGTGATGTTTCTGACTGTATAGATGCTGTATATAAAATTATGACTAGTGATCGTGATTTATGTGGACAAGTATATAATATTGGCCCAGACGATAATGAGATAAGTATTAAACAACTTGCTAATAAAATAGCTAATAAAGCTAATAAAGATTTAAAAATAGACCACTTTCCTGATAGACCAACTGAGGTAAAAAATGCTTTTTGTTCTAGTTATAAAATAAAAAAAGATTTTAACTATAATGCAAGTGTTACGTTAGATACTACATTAAAAAATATGATTGAGTGGATAGAACCTATATTAGTTCCTTTTGACTACCATCTTCCTCTAGAAATCATTAATGACAGCACTCCGAGAACTTGGAAAGAACAAATTATATGAAAATAATATGTCCATATATATACGAGAAGGAAATTGCAGTACATAAAGAAATGTTTTGGGAACATGATGTATACTACGAAAAAGATGTCACAGGCATAGGTTCCGATTTAATGTACCAAAAAATGTGGAATAAGTTTCCAGAAGATGATATTTTTATATTACACGCAGACATGACTATATATCAAGATGATTGGTACGAAAAGTTAGAAGAGTATACTAAATCATATCCTAATGCAGGAATGATAGGTTGTTTACTTATATACCCGATAAAAAATAAAGACGGAACACGCTTTGTTCAGCATGCTGGTGGTAAATTTGATGAACACGGTAATCCAGACCATTTTGGTAGTGGTGTACATATTGAATCAGGTCAAATGTTTAAACAACCTGAAGCAGACGTAGAACAATATAATACTGTTAGAAAGGTTGCGTGGACAACTTTTGGTGGTTTATATATTAGAAGAGAGGTATTACAAGCTGTTGGAGATTTTTCTGCTGAGTATGAATGGACTTATAACAGAGATGTAGATTATTGTTTACAAGTTAGAAAATTAGGTTATGATATTTATAATGTTCCTGTAAGACTATTTCATCATGAGTCAAAAGATAATAAAAGAATTAAAAACAAACAAAAAGCCGCAATGGAAATGCGAAATCTAGAAACATTAAAAAATAAATGGAAAGACACAGAGTGGTACAAAACTTTATAACAAGAGAAGAATTAACAAAAGTAGTAAACAAGAAACCAACCTCATTGTCTGCTACCCTAGGTGTTATATTATGGGCACTTGGTGCATTTGTGTTAATTATACCCTTAGTAGTCTTTACTCTACTTACGTTATTTTTATTTTTTCCGTTTTGGTTTCTGGAAAATAAATTAAAAGGAGAAGATAATGTCTAAAATAACAGAAGAATTCGTTAAAGCTTGTTTAGAGTTAGCGGATAATGAAAAGTCTAAACTAACAGAATTAGAGAGAGAAATGATGGGAGATTGTTCTGCAAAACTAAGATGTTTGCTAAATAATCTTTGCTCAAAAGATAATACAAACTACCTTGAAATAGGATTGTATAGAGGATCATCCTTTGTACCAGCACTTTTTGGTAATACTAAGACAAAAGCTATAGGAATAGACAACTGGATGTTCGATAGAAAAGAGATAAATAAGATTCCGCCAAAAGGTTACATATGGGATAATGTAAAGAGTGGTTTTGAAGATGTGGTAAACAAATATAGTCGTATTGAAAACCCTGCAGTAATCGATAAAAACAATATTAAGATTATTGAGAAAGATTTTACTGAAGTTAACTACGTTCCATTACCTAAATTTGATGTAATAAACTTTGATGTATTGCCTATGACCTTTGATGCTTTAGATGCTTTATTTGAAAAAGTATTACCTAAAGCTACACCTCCGCAATTTGTCTTACTTGTAAACCAGTATTCCAATGAGCAAGTAGCAAAATTCGTAGACAATGTACTACATAGATATAAAGACAGCTTTACCGTAGATTTTAAGTATCAAAAAGTATCAGCTAGCACTGCTGATAGTTTTAACTACTTTAGTGGTGTAGGTGTATTTGGTATTTCAAAAATTAAAAAAGAGGAAAAGAAGTGATTAAAAAAAGTGTAATAAGTCTTATTAGTTACGATGCTGATTATCTACCTAATAGTATAAAAAGTTATTATGAGTACGTTGACGAGATAGTACTAGGACTAGATAAAAATAGAGTTTCTTGGAGTAAAAATACCTTCTCTTTTGATGAACAAAAACTTTGGAAAGAGTTAGAAGCTATAGATACAGAAGGAAAAATTACGATAATTGAAGAAGATTTTGCAAAATCAGATGTAGCAATAGAAAACGATAATTATGAAAGAAACTTCTTAAAGAGTCAATGCTCGCATGACTGGATATTTTCTTTTGATGCTGATGAAGAATTGCTTAATGCAAGGGAGTTTTTTATTGACTTTTTACCCCTGACAGCGCCTTATTATAAGTCAGCAGATATACTAATGACTTGGGCAACCCCTTTTAAACAGATTGATGATAAAATATTAACTATCTGTAACGATGATGGTACAGCTTTTTTAATAGAAACACAAGGGGTTATTACACATAAAGACAATACATTTACATGGGCTAGATGGACTAATGCTTCTCAAGACCCTCACAGAAGAATAATGAGTCCTTTAATTGCGTTACACTGGAGTTTGTGTAGAAAACAAGAGGATTTATATAAAAAAATTCATAACATAGGTCATAGTGATATAGCAGAAAAAGATCCATTTTATGGCATATGGTCAGATTGTACTTTAGATAATTACGAATCATACAGAAATTTTAAAACATCAGGAATGGGTCCTCAGTGGCCGCGTCTTAGAGCCATAGACTCAAGTGAAATAAAAAATTTCTATTTAAGTTTTTCAAGCAAGGTATATTAATATGAAATTAGAAATTATAGGTAAATTTTACGACAACCACTCATTAACTATAATCAACAGAAAAATAGCAGTCGGGTTAAGTAGTATTTTTGATGTGTACATAACTCCTCTCGATAAGTTTTCTAACGATGCGCAAATCAGAAAAGAAGAACTCAGCAAGCTTAAAGAATTACAAAATAAATCTTTAGGAGAAGGTTACCCAGATGTACAACTAAGGCATAGTTATCCTCCTGTGTGGAGGTGGCCTGTTAATCCTAAAACAAAAGTTGTATTTATTCAACCTTGGGAATGGATGAAAATACCTTTTGAATGGCAATATCGATGGGAAAATTTTGCAGATGCTCTTATCGTACCAAGTAACTGGGAAGCTACAAACGTAATTAATTCAGGATTAAATCCTGATAGAATACATGTTGTGCCAAACGGTTTTGATTCTTCGATATTTAATTTAGAACCTGTAGAAGCTGTAGATAACATAGACAAAGAAGCAATAAATTTTATTTTTGTAGGATGTCCTCAGTGGCGCAAAGGCTTAGATCTATTATTAAATGCTTGGGCAGACACCTTTCATTTAGCAGATAAAGTAAAATTAATTATTAAAGACACTCCACAAGTTTATGGGCAGAATAATGTACTTAATGAAATAATAAAGTTACAGTATAAAAGAAAAACAGCTCCGATATTATATATAGATGACAATCTTAGTGACGTTGAGATGGCTAAACTTTACAAAAACTCAACAATCCTAATTCATCCGTACAGAGCAGAAGGCTTTGGTATGCCTGTGCAAGAAGCTTTAGCGTGTGGATGCGTACCGATGGTTTCAGCAGGAGGACCAACTGATGAATTTGTAGGAGATGTTGCTATAAAATTTGATATGCTACAACGAACAATAGATATAACTAATCAAGAAGTATTTGCTATGAAACCTGGAGACGCTACAACAATGATGAGCACTCATGGGACAGTTTTAGAGCCTAGTCCAGAATCTGTTTCTAAGACTATGGCTGACTTCTATTACAACCATAGTAAGGATGACATTTTACAGAAAGCTAGAAATTTTAAACTGGAAAACACTTGGGAAAATGTTATATTGAAATATCAATCAGCACTTGAAAAAATAAGTGCAAATTCTGATGTACGAAGGAAAAATTAATATGACTGTATATAACCACACTGTTGCCCCTGGATACACGGTAGACAACGTATTTGTAGAAACACAAACTAGTGATTCAGGAACTTACTATCATTACATAGTATACATGACCCCAACAGGAAATGCTCAAGCAAGATACTATATTACGGCAACTGATGATGATTCAAAAGTATCAAGTAATAAACTTCATAAAGATTTAGCTAAAGATGATTTTATTGCTAATGCTATACCTCTTATGGATTCATTTAACGTTACACTATGCCGAAGAAGTGACATAGAAGAAAAAGATTGGAGATCATAAGTGGATCTTCAGGAAAAAGTATTACGCGATTTCCATGGTAATGCGCCAACGATAGATAAAAATTTACATGGAAAACTACCTACAATCACAAATAAAGCTGCAGTGTATATAAGTGAGAACTTAAAACAAGGGCAATACTTTAAATTTGCTGTCGATGGCGGAGGTTGTGGGGGTTTCCAGTATTCTTTTGATATTGCAGATACTGCGGAGGACTCAGATATTATTTTTAGCGAAAATCCTCGCGCACTTACAGATAAAGAAAGTATCATGTTTTTGTATGGTGCAGAGATTGATCTAGAAGACGCAGGTATGAATAGACTATTAAAAGTAGTAAACCCAGGAGCTAGAATGAGTTGCGGTTGTGGGACTAGTTTTAATTTTGACCCTGATTTATTAGAAATGTACATGGATTATAAGTGAAAACAACATACGATTGGGTAATACATAAAAGCAAGCTACCATGGTTGAAACTTGATATAGATATACCTCATCAAGAAATGTTAGCAGAGGCAAGTAAACTAAAAGATATGTTTGTAGGTCATAGAACTGCTGACGGCGGGGGAGGCTACTCGCATAAAGGTTGGAGAAGTTTATGTATACATGGTCTCTCAGCAACTAAAACTAATCATTTTGTTAATTATGGTTTTAAAAGTAATGACGAAGCTCCCTATAAATGGACAGAAATATCAGAACTATGCCCAGTAACTACAGATTTTTTTAAAAACAAATTTCCTTATTCTAGATACCATAGATTAAGATTTATGTTACTCGACCCCGATGGATACATCACCCCTCATAAAGATATGGATATAAATAGACTTTCACCAATCAATATAGCCCTCAGCCACCCTGAAGGTTGTAAAATGAAAATGAAAGGTCATAAAGGATATGTACCTTTTGCACCTGGTGACGCTATGCTGCTAGATGTAGGCAACGAGCATGCTTACATTAACAAAAGCACGGAAGATAGGTACCATATAATTGTGCACGGAGTACCTTCAATGAAATACAAAGAATTGGTTATTCAAAGTTATGAGAAAAATGGGTCTAAATAAAAAGTATGTGTTAGGTATTTATGATGACTCTCATACAATACAAAACTTATCACTTAAACAAAAATCACAAGAACTAACGGAGTTCTTTTCAAGATTTAAATATTTCGGACCCATAATAAAAGGGCTATCTGTAAATGAGGTATTAGATAAAGCTTGTGAAACAGATGCGGAATACTGCGTAGTACAATGTGTAGGTCATTTAATAAAAACACATCAATTCTTTTTATTCATAGAAAAGTGGATAGAATCTCAGAAGTTTTTCGTAACAGGGCATATTATGGATAACCATACTCCTAATTCTCACAATGCTACAGGCAATCAGTATTATGGGTTACATAAACAGTGTTTACTAGTAAATCTTAACTACTATAAGAAATTCGATAAGCCTGTATACGGAAATAAAAACACAACTAAAGAACAAGTATTAGCTAAGGCGAAAAGACACTCTAAAGACATACATGATGATTATACTCCTTTATCCCTAATGCCTACAGAAGATACCTGCGTATGTACTCCATTAGTAGATGGTTGGAACTTTATTAATAAAAGTTTAGAAAACGGTTTATCAGTATACAACTTTCACCCTAAGATCAGAGCATCTAAACAATACCTTTATCCTAGTAAAGGAGCTGCAGAATTGCAAAATCAATTAGCTTGGATAAATAATATAGTTACATATGCAAAAGATTGTGTATTTACCTGGAATACAGAAACATATTTAGATTTAAAATATGTAAAGTTTAATAAAGCAAAACCTGTAAAAAAACTGTATAGTGTTGCTGCCGCATTTAAACCAAATATGATTTTAGAAACATTTGGTTTTGATGAAGAGACAGAGATAGTATTTTTTGATTATAGCAAGCAGTCTTTAGCATTTAAAAAACTATTAATCTCTCAATGGGATGGAGAAGATTATCCTGCTTTTTTACAGTATGCTATAGCAAAATATCAAATGAATGTTACTGGAGGAAACGAAACACAAGGTCTTACAAACAATCAACTTTGGGAAAGAGAGATTAAGTGGTGGGGTGGAGCAGATAATATCAAAGCTAATTGGCTTAAATACAAAAAATTAAAACACAAATTTATACACGTCGATGTTTGTGATGATCCAAATAAAATTACACAGAACGTAACAAACGAAGAAAATTCAATAATATGGTGGAGTAATGCATTTCACACAGTTAATGCCCATTACGTTAGAGGTTTACAAGGCGTTACAAACTGTTATAATAAGTGGTTGACTTTACTAGAACAACAAAATGAAAATTTGTACATACTCGGAAAAGACTATTTAGATAGGCCTGTAGAGGGTGGTACAATAAAGGAGTATATCAATGAATACAGACAAACTAAAATTATTTAAATCCGAAGAAGAAGTTGCACACTTTGCAAGAGTCAACGGATATGATCCGGAAGACGCTAATAAATTAATAGCCGACTGGAAAGCACTAGGACAACCAAAGAAAACAATTACTAAAAAAGTTTCTATGCTGGCACCAGAAGAGGATTCACTCGTAGAAAAGAAATGAAACCTTATAAAAAGTTAAAATTTAAACTTGGAGAGGCCTCGTTAAAAGAGTGTGACAGATTGCTTTACTATGAATATGAAGATAGAGATTTAAAAGACTCTGTTCATGGTTGTGCCATTAAAAGTATAGACGGAAGTCCGAGTAATCTTTTTAAAAAGGTACCAGATTTATGTAGTGATTATAGATTAACTTCTGTAGCTGCACAAGTACCTACAATTACGAGTTATATTACATCATTTAATTGTGATGTAGGCAGAGCTAGGGTTTTTAGACAAGAACCTGGCAAAACCACTAAGAAACATATTGATGAAGAAAATTATTATGATCCACCTGAAAAACATTTAAGGGTTTGGATAGCTATTAATGCTAGTTCAGATTTTAAAATATTTTTAGGAGACGATACGCTTATGCTAAAACAAGGAGAGGGCATCATATTTGATCCAGACTCTCCGCATGGCGCAGAAAACTCAAGTAAAACAGAGACAAGATTTTCTTTAAATATGATAATTAAACCAAATAAATGGTTGAAAGAGCAATGTATTGAATATTGATTTTGGAACAGCGTTTCATAAAAATAATGGTAATGCTGTAAAAGTAACTATAAACGAATTTAGAGATAATCTGTATCTCCACATAAGAGAGTACTCAATGGACGGTGACACTGGACAATGGTTCCCTACTAAAAGTGGATATGCAATGGCTGCAGATGAGGTATCTTCTTTAATACCTTTATTAGAAGAAGCAAGCGAGATTGTAGCTAAAAGATATAAAAATACCTCTCAATTAGAACTACAGTTAGGAGACTAAAATGAGCGTGAAAGCTTGGAACGACGAAGAAGAAGCCCAACTGATTAAAATGTACATAGAAGACGACGTAAAAGATGTGTATGTGCTAGCTGATAACTTTACCAAAGGTTATCGTTCTGTTATAAGTAAGTTAGTTCAGCTTAAGATTTACGAAAAACCACAAATTGATGAGACTGAAAAAGGTCAAACAGTTAAAGTGATGTTGAGACAGATCGAAGAAATGTTAGACATACAAATAGAAGGTACTAACCTCAACAAAAAGGAAAATCTTTCTTCTCTATTAGATGCTATAAAAAGTAAAATAAGATAATATAAATTTTAGGAGATATAATGAGCGTAAGATTAATTAGCTACTCTCAACCAGCAGATATTATTGGAGTAGACAATACTCAAGATTTAGTGGCATATTGCGCTAGAGTTAGTAATCCATCAAATCAAAATAATAAAGAAACTAATGAGAAACTAATTAGATACTTAATAAAACACGGTCACTGGTCTCCCCTTGAAATGGCTTCTGTATGTTTAGAAATAACTACTACTAGAGATATAGCACATCAAATAGTAAGACACAGGAGTTTTGCTTTTCAAGAGTTTAGTCAACGATATGCAGACCCAAATGAGATGGGCGATATGTATGTACCTAGAGAGGCTAGACTCCAAGATGTTAAAAATAGACAGAATAGTGTAGAGTTAGATGAAAATAGCGAGCTTAATCAGATGTGGTTACATTTTCAAAAAGAGGTTGCTAAAAGGTCTCATGATGTTTATAAATGGGCAATTAAGAATGGAATAGCTAAAGAGCAAGCACGAGCTGTATTAGCAGAAGGTAATACTAAAACTAGATTATACATGCAAGGTTCTTTAAGATCTTGGGTTCACTATATTGAATTACGTAGTGGTCATGGTACACAAAAAGAACACATGATAGTGGCTAGAGAGTGTGCTAAAATTATAGAACCTATATTTCCAATGATAAAAGAGTTTGTTAATGTCGGAAAATGAACCTGAAAGATACTATGACTGGATGTTGTGGAAAGCACAACAAAAAAACGAATACCCTGATGGGTATAGCACAATTTGGAGAGAATCCGAAATGAAAAAAAAGTATATTTATGAATCACCCGATAAGGGTAAAACCGTTTACAGGAGAGAGTTTGGGATGGTAAGAAAAGATAAAGCACCTTTTATACAGTATGGTAAAGACGAACACGAAGTATTTTTAGCTGAAGGTGTTTTGGAAGACTTAGATAAGCAACATCTTGTTGCAGATATGGTAAATCATCCACCACACTACAATAAAGGCATTGAAACTGCTGAATATATTAATTCATACGAGATGGGCTATGCTCAAGGTAACATAATTAAGTATGTTACAAGATACAACTTAAAAAGCACAGATTTAAGAAAACAACGAGAAGACCTAGCTAAGGCAAAGTGGTATCTAAATGATCTTATTATTCAATTAGAGAAAAAAATAGATAGTAATGAGTAATTTAGAATCCTTTGCTTTCTTGATTAGCTTATGTTTAAAACTAATAAATAACGATTTAATAACGCCTTCTGAGGCGTTTACTTGCACACAAATAGAATCTGAAATACTAACAACCTATTTTGATGATGACCTACATAAATATCATAAATATTTAGATGAACACATAGTTACAGATTTCAATTAAAACTTTCTAAATGCTTAAATTTCTTATATTATCTAATTATGAATTACAAACAACTTAAAAATATTATTTTAAAACATAACAAACTTTACTATGACTCATCTGCTCCAGAGATTAGTGATTCCGAGTGGGATCAACTATATGACAAATTAGGAGCAATAGAAAAAGCACAGGGTTGGAGAGATCACGATTCTCCGACAAATGTTGTTGGAGGAGTAGCAGGTAAAGTAGCACATCCTTACAAACTATATTCATTAAACAAAGTTTATAATCCAAGCGAAGTTGATAGCTGGATGAATATTGAAACACCTAAAATAGATGGTACTAACTTATCCTTAATATATAAAAACGGTAAGTTGACGACTGCCCTGACACGAGGTAATGGTGAGCATGGAGAAGATGTAACACACTTAGTACTCTTCTTAAAAAATGCTCCTAATAGAATACGCACTAGCATTGAAGAAGTTGTAGTCAATGGGGAGTGTGTTACTGATAATGATGTAGAAAACTTTAGAAACTATGTAAGCGGCGCTCTAGGATTAAAAGATCCACTTGAGTTTGAAAAAAGAAATATTAACTTTATTGCTCATGATTGGTTAGGCTTAGAGATGGATTATATTCCTCGTATGTCTATTTTAGAAAACATGGGTTTCTTTACAGCATTAGATAGTAGAGCTAAAAACTACCCTACTGATGGAATCGTATATAGGTGTAATGAGTACAAAAAATCACAAAAACTAGGATATACCTCTAAGTACCCAAAATTTGCAGTAGCTTTAAAAACAGCAGGAACGCTAACAGCTACAACAACTTTACAAGACGTTGTCTGGACTATTGGCAGGACTGGGGCAGTTAATCCTACAGGTATTGTAGAACCTATTGTTTTAGACGATGCTACAATATCAAGAGTAACATTACATAACATGGATTTTATAGAAGAACATAATCTAGGACTTGGAGATATTATTACTATTGAGAGAGCTGGCGGTGTAATCCCAAAGTTTATAAACGTAATTGAGCACTCAAAACATAATATGAAAGTCAATCAAAAACATGCAGAATTAGCTATCGGACAAGAAGTTGTTAGAGACGGTCCGAGGATCATGACTAAGAGTGGGCAAGGTGACTCAGTAAAATTTTTAGAATATTTTATTAGAACTATGCAGATAAAAGGTCTTGGACCTGCCTCTATAGCTAAGATGGGTTTTACTCACCCTGTAGATTTATATCAAAACCCTAATTGGAGTGTATTAGGAGCTAATGGGGTAAAAGTACAAGAAGAAATAGAAAGAACAAAAACAAAACCGTATCAAACAGTTTTAGCTGCTCTTGGAATAGAAGGAGTTGGTAATGGAGGCGCAAAATTAATTGTTCCACATATCCCTACCTTTCGTAATCTAAGAGATATTGAATACGCGGAGATCAAAGGAGTTGGTCCTCGCACAAAAGAATCTATACTCGCTTGGTTAGATGAAAACGAAGAATGGGTACATACATTACCGTTACAACTTGAACAAGAAATAACAGTAGAAGATGTATCTCAAAACATAAAAAAAGTTTGCATCACAGGTAAGTTAGATATGACTCGCAATCAACTTGTGAGTATTCTAGAGCCTCTAGGATTTAAAAGTACAAGCACAGTAACAAAAGATTGTTATGCTCTTATAGCAGGTGATTCGGGTAGTTCAAAGCATACTCGTGCAGCAAAGCTAGGTGTGACCGTCATAGATTATTGGTCAAGCAAAAAAGATGTGTTAAGTGGTAATTTTTAATAGAATTAATCATGACCATCTGACCAGTATAAGTCAAATTATGGTTGCTTGTAATATATTTCTTAGTTATACTCATTATATAAAGTCAAGAAGCAAACAATCACTTCTTGAAATGCAACATTAACAGAAGTTCGGAGGAACACACAATATGTCAAAATTTGAATACACGGAAGATATGGTCGATGCAATGCACACAGCAGCTGCAGACGGCGTTACTGAAGACATTATCGAGTCTTTAATGGCTGAATTTGATTTCCCAAGGAGATCAGTAACAGCAAAATTAAGAAAATTAGGTTACGATGTACCTAAGAAGCCAGGAGCTGCTCCTGTATTTTCAGCAGACGAAACTGATGAATTATCTGGTTTTTTACAAGAAAACTCAGGTAATCTTACTGCTGAAGAAATATCTCAGCAATTTGCAGACGGTAAATTTACTGCAAGACAAATCAATGGTAAAGCATTATCATTAGAAATGACTTCACACGTGAAGCCAGCTGAGAAAAAAGTAACACCTAGAACATACTCTGAAGATGATGAAGCTATCATTACAGACATGGTTGATAACGGTGCATTCTTAGAAGAAATCGCTGACAAAGTTGGAAGAACACCAAACTCTATCAGAGGTAAGTTACTTTCAATGGGTCTTAAAGCTCCACAAAGAGATAAAAAGACTTCTAAGAGTGATCCTTATGAGGGCATTGAAGATATGCTTGATCAAAGTGTAGAAGATATTGCTTCACATTTCGATAAAACTGTAAGAGGTGTTAAAACAGTTCTTACAAGACGTGGTCTTGCATGTGCAGACTATACTCCAAAAGCAGTTCAAGGCTAATCTATAAAAAGAGAGAGTATAAAACCTCTCTCTTTTTTATCCTAAAATATGGCTAGTGACTTAATTTTATCCGACATTACTGATGAAGATCTCGATTGGGTGCTAGGTTTACCTTTCCAACAAAAAAATACTTATTTCAACGCATTAATAAAAAAACACTACCCTGCTATACCTCAAGAAGATAAAAGGTATAATCAATTATTAGAAAATTATCTATCCAGCTTTTATGTTGAGAAACTATATAGAAGTAATAGATTTTTCCACGAAAAGTTCTTAGTTACATATACCCACACAGGTTTGGTTCGAAATGTAATTAATGAATTATACTTCACCGATGACGATCTCATAACACATTAATCTTGCTCAATTGTTGACTTTTTAGTATAATGTAAATACTAAAGGAGTATGTATGGCTAGAATAAATAAAACAGAAATTCAAGAATCAAAAATCAGACAAGCTATTTGGATGCTGAAAGTCAATAAGACTAAAAAGCAGGTATGCGAGCATGTAGGAATAGCTTATAACACAAAAAGACTTGATACACTTATTCAAGACTTTCACGATAGAAATACAAGAATAGCCCAGCTTAAGGCTCAAGCACGAAAAAAAGTATTTACGTTAGACGATAAAAAAACTATCGCACAAGGATACCTTAACGGAGAACCACAGTCTAAACTTGCTGAACAATTTTTTATAAGTGCTGCAAGAATCAAAAAGATATTAATAGAAATGAATGTGCCTTTACGAGCTAAAGGTAAGAATAAAGCAGCTAATGTTGAGCATGTAGTGCAAGATCTAGAACTTAGATTTGCAAAAGGAGAAAAAGTGTTCCTTGCAAAAGAGAATTGTTTTGCCACTGTTAGAGAGGTGTATGATGAAAACTATCTTGAGGAGTATGAAGATGGTTATCAAAAATATATTGAAATATTGCCTTTTAAACCAAAGTATGAGGATGAAGAGCCGAGACAGGGAGTACACTATGAACTGTATTGGATGAGAAGCTCAGATACCTTTCCTACTCTTAAACTAAATTCTTTTATAAGTCATCGTAACAAAGTTACTACAACAATAGAAGAAACAGGTAGAGAAAGTTATTTAATATATAGAATAGGAGACTATGGAGGTTACTCTGTAGTTAATAGAGATCAACTTTTTCCAGTTAGAGTAATGAATGGCAATTGATTTACAAAAATTAACTTTGCGAAGATTATTAGATTCGCAAAGTAACGACTTATATTCTAGGTTATTAAACCAGTATTTCACTGGTATTAACCTTACTTTGTTTGAAAAGGTTAAATCCTTTTACAAAGCCAATATGCGATTACCTAGTACAGACGAAATCTTAAGTTTAAGAAAAGATGTAGGGTTACAGGAATACATAGAAAATCAAATAGTGAATGAAGAAAATGTATGTGAACAGATACAAAACGAGTTTCTAGTATCACAATTACAAGATTATTATATTCGTGACGAAACTATACACTTCATGGATAAATTTGTAGACAGACTTGATGACTTAGAAAAAGTAGAAATAGTTGATCAGTTTCAGAATCATCTATTACACTTGAATCAAGCAATACCTTACAACGATGAGTTATACGATATTGCAGAACTAGATTTTTTTCCTGCAGAAGATGACTTTAAAATATTTCCTTCTGGTCTCAGTGCTGAATTTGATGCTGTAAATGGTGGTTTTGCTACTCAAGAGCTTGTTTTGTTAGGTGGTAGAAGAGGTTCAGGTAAGTCAATAATATCTTTAAACATGGCATTGAATAGATTTTTAGAGGGTAATACTGTTGCTTTCTTTACGATAGAGATGAGATATAAAGAAGTGTATGATAGAGTACTTTCAATTATTAGTGAAGTTCCTTTTTTAGATATATTTAGAAACCAAACTACAGTAGCACAAAAGATACAAATGGCGAAAGCTAAATTTAAACATTTCTATAAACCTTCTAGTAAAGTAGACGCTCTAATGAAAGAGTTAGAACGAACAAAAGACTTTAAAGCTTTTGAGCATAAGCTAAAAGTTGAAAAGCCAAAGATGACAGAGCATAGATTATTTATGATTGATGACGAGTCTCTAACTCTTAATCGTATAGATCATTATTGCAATATGTTTAGTTCAAAGTATCCTAATTATAATTTAGCAGTTGTTGATTATGTAAATATCGTAAAGCACGATGATCAAAAAAATTGGCAAACTCAGATCATAATTGCAGAAAATCTAAAATCTTTAGCAAGAAAATATGATCTAACTATGATATCACCTTATCAGATAGATGCAACAGGTGAAGCTAGATTCGCTAAAGGTATTTTGGATTCAGCAGATAGAAGTTTTAACTTTTTTCCTCCCCCTGAAGAGGAAGATAGGCAATTAAATAATAAGATTACAATACACACAACAAAAATTAGAAATGGAAAGCATATGAGTTTTGACGTGTTTATGAACTGGCCGTGTGTAAAAATTGATCCTGCACAGTCAAATGTCATAAATGAAAAACCTCATGCAGCTGCAAAATTTGGAACAGATAAGAGTGAAGGAGCCAAAGACGTATGACACAATTAGATATTAGATTAAAACAATTAATAGAGTCACTTTCAGCAAATGAACATATTGATAAAGATAAAAAACAGAAAGTGTGGGATTCTTACTTATTAATGCTTAGATATACAAGCTTATTTGATGCTAGTCAGCAGATGGCAATGAATAAAGCTAAACGATTGCTACTCAATAATAAAAGGTGGACATAATGTCATTAACAAATAAACTAGGAACAAAATCTATTATCACAATACCCCTAGATATAGATCTATGTAAAATGGCACTACCAGATTGGATGAGAAAACGTATTCTTGAGATAGCTATTGGTAACACACAGGTTATAACACAACACGATAATCTACGAGATTTGACAGGTAGAACTGGTTGGAAATTTCATCTACAAAAAGAGTGTAACGAAGAAATACTGCCTGAATTGTTTAAACATCTGCATGACGGAATAAAAACAATGAACAAAACAACATACAACCAT